GACTCTGCTGCAACTGGTGGTTTTCCTGCTGTCGAAGCTGTAGTTGGTGCTTCTGCTCAGGTAGCTGCTGTGCCTGTTGTTGGTGCAGTTGTTGGTATTATCAATGCTAAGCTTGATCCAGTTGATGGTGCAATGTCTGGTGGTTCTATTTCTCTAGACACTCCTGTATATCGTGCAGCCTCAACTAAGCAATATGTACTTGTTGCAGATTCACCAGATCTAATCTTTGAGGTTGAAGCTGATGCTGCTGTGGCTCTTGCATCTGTTGGTCTGAACGCTGATATTGGTGCTAGTGCTCACACACTACCCCTTGTTACTGGCGCTTCTCCAATGTATGTATATTCTACTACCGCCCCCTCTGCATCTGCAACCCGCCCTCTCCAGATTCTTGGTATCGTTAAGCGCCCAGATAATGAAGCAGCCGCTGCCTTTAACAAGGTACTGGTTAAAATCACTACCCATGCGTATGGCAATGCCATCGCTGGCGTTTAATTGAAAGGATAATATATGTCTGGTGTTATTACTAGTTCAAGCTTTGCAAAGCTACTCTGGCCCGGTCTAAACTCTATCTACGGAAAAGAGTATGATGACTACCCAGTGGAATGGGAAAAGCTCTTTGAGAAGAATACTTCTGATCGTGCTTACGAAGAGGATGTTGGTCTGAGTTCTTTTGGTCTGGCTTCAGTTAAAACTGAGGGTGCTCCAATCACTTATGATACTGAACGTCAAGGCTTCACGTCACGTTACAACCATGTTGTGTATGCACTTGGTTTTATCGTTACCCGTGAGATCTATGAAGATGATCAGTATGGTAAAGTCGGTGCTCAGAAGGCTAAAGCACTTGCCCGTTCTATGCGTCAGACTAAGGAAATCCTTGGTGCTAACGTTTACAACAACGCATTCACTGGTGGTGTTGGTGGTGATGGCTCTACTCTAATCGCATCTGCTCACGCAAATGTGGCTGGTGGTACTTGGTCTAACAAGATTGGTACTGCTGCTGACTTGAGCGAAGCTGCTCTTGAACAAGCTGTTATTGATATTGCAGGTTTCCGTGATGATCGTGGTCTATTGATCGCTGCTCGTCCTGAAGGTCTGATTATCCCCTATCAGCTACAATTCGAGACTGCTCGTATCCTTGGTTCTGATGGCCGCGTTGGTACTGATCTAAATGATCCGAACGTCCTCAAGCAAAAGGGTATCTTCTCTAATGTTATCACTAATCACTATCTAACTGATCCAGATGCATGGTTCATTAAGACCAGTGTTAAGGATGGCCTGAAGTACTTCGAGCGTCGCGGCGATGCCTTCGAGATGGATAATGACTTTGATACTGAGAACGCTAAGTTCAAGGCAACTGCTCGTTATTCCTTCGGTTGGTCTAATCCAAGAGCCATATATGGAAGTCAAGGAGCCTAACTCCTAATTTAATTTGAAAGTAATTATTCTGAAGAAAGTAGGAATAGATGAATACAATTGCAGATTTAGCATGGGCTGCCGGAATCATTGATGGTGAAGGTAGCATCTTTATTATGAAACAAAGTAGAAAGGATCGGGAACGAGATGTTAATTACATTTTAAGAGTTGCCGTTGAAAGTACCGATCCCTACATGTCTCAAGAACTTTTAAAAATCTTTCCAGCAGGGGCACTATTTAGCTCAAGTCGTGATAAACGAGCAAACAATAGTGACACTTTAAAGTGGCAGATCAATGGTAGAAAAGCAGTCTCTGTGTTAAAAGAATTACTTCCTTTTTTAAGGGTCAAGCATGAACAGGCCCAATTAGCAATTCGATTTCAAGAAACTACTAAAAAACATTGGAGACAAATGCTTAATTCTGATTATGAAAGTCAAGAGAAGTTTTGCATAATGTTAAAAGAAGCAAAGCAAAAATTAAAAATTGGTAAAATTATTTAAGGAATTTTTATGGCAATTGGTAATGTTGGGCCAGCAGGAGTTTGTCTTACCACTCCGTCAGCACGTGATCCATATGTAAAACTAGGTCTCCTAGAAGTTGCAGATGGTGCTACTGGCTTTGCCGCTTTCGTTCTTCCCAAGGATGCAGTTGTTGTTGGTGTCTATACTATCTGTACTGGTGCTAATGCCACTCAGACTGTTAACGTTGGTTTTACTAACGGTGGCACTGAACTTGTTAATGCCTTTGCTCCGAACTCTACTGGCTATGCAGCTAGTGGTGCTCAGACTGGTGCACAAGTTGGTGTAAAACAAACTGCGGATAAGACTGTTTATCTGAAAGCAAGTGTGACCCTGACCACTCCGGTCTTGGTCAAGGTGGAATATGTAATTCCGCCACAAGGTCAGCCCTTCTAATAGGGTATCCCATAGGGGTGTGTTCTGTAAAAAGTTCGCACCCCTATTTTCTTTTGGAGAATTAAATGCGCCCACAAGTAATTACGAAATCAGGCAGTACAGGAACAACGGCGTGGATTCCACTCGACTACAAACAAAGCCCTTTTAATGTTGGCTTTGCTGTCACAGTTGGTGCTGGTGTTTTAACCTACTCAGTAGAGCATACCTTTGATGATGTGTTTGATACATCAATTACACCGGTAGCTTTTACACATTCCTCAGCAGCTGCACAAACCACGAATAAAGACGGTAACTATGCTTTCCCAGTTCGCGCTATCCGCTTGAACGTTACAGCATGGACCAGTGGTGGTGCTACCCTAACCATCCTACAAGGACAACGTTAATGAACATTCAAGATATTGCTGACTTCCTTGATCTGGTTAAAAACCCATCTAAGTATGAAGCTCTCCTTCAACGTCTGCAAGATGAGCAAGGTCGCTTAGCTGCTTCTATCGCTACAGTAGGTAAAGCATCTGAGCTAGACAAACTGCGTAAGGAAGTTGAAAAGCAAGCTGTGTTCTTAGAAGAAACCTATAAAGAGCGTAATGAGAAACTCACTCAACAAGTAGAGAACGAGATTAAGATCTTTAAAGCTAAACAAGAGAACCTACAAGCTACTCAGGAACGTTCTGAGAAAGCTGCACAAGAAGCACAAGCTGCTACTCGCGCTGCTAAAGAGCTTATTGATTCCTTCTCTGGACGTGATAAAGCTCTGCGTACTCGTGAAGAACAGGTAGCTACTCAGCAAGTAAATCTGAATGCTCTTGTTTCTGAGTATGAAGAGAAAGTTGCTAAAGTTCGTTTGCTGATTTCCTAATATGGGAGTTTCATTAGAACAACGTTCGGATACACTTGGTTCATTAAAATTGGATCAAGTTACTTCCACTGTGTTCTATGTAGGGGAGGCAACAATTGCTGCCTCTACCTCTGGTGCTATGTGGAGAATTCGTAAGATTGATACCACAACAGGTGTTGATGTAAAATGGGCTGATGGTAACGCACACTTCGATAATGTGTGGGACGATAGAGCAGCACTAACATATTTATAAAGGATTGAGATGCCAACAGCTTCATATGTAAAAATTCCAACTGCTAATGAAGATTTAGCAGAAAGCATTAATGCTGGTACAGATCAGTGGGCCATTGCTCTTACTAATACTATTCCGGCAAGTAAGGCTTTTGTTTCTGGTACTACAGATTTAGCTACTTCTGGTGGCTACACTGCTGGAGGTGCTAATGTCAGTACCACCTCTAGTGGGATGAATGGCTCTGATTTTGTTTTAGTTTTAGCTGATCCAGCAGTCTGGACAGCAACTGGTGGGGGCTTTACTTTCCGCTATGCTCTCCTAGTGAATAAGACTGTGAATATTATTCCCGGCTATTGGGATTATGGCTCTAGTCAAGTAGTAGCTGCTGGTGAGACTGTGACTGTAGATTTAGACCAGACGGCTACGACCGGTGTATTTAAGATTAGTTAAGGAGTTGCTATGACACTAGATCAACAAACTGCGTTAGAGGCTGTCGCGTGTCGTGCTCTTACGTCAGAAGAGATTCAGGTACTTGATCCGCTAGTATCGCTGCGAAATGATGTTGAAATAGCTAATATACTCTCCAGAGGTAGAATTAAGGTACAGCCTTCTCCCATTGGCATCGGTACTGTGTTGGCGGTGATGGCACCATTAGGTGGCGAATTCCTAAACGCTCTTGAATCAATGGGTGCGACGGATGCGAACGTCAAGTGGGCGCTCAAGATGATTGAGCAGAGCACGTTTGATGTTGGGCATTCAGTGACAAGGGTGCAGCTTGAGGCATTTGCTGTCGATGTACCAACTATGGCGGCTGCCGTGGCTGCATTGTTAGCTGTCGCTGAAGTGTTCGATCCTATCAACTACAACACAGTCAGTGACGCGCTGAATATCGCAGAAGGCCGGGTGACGCTATGAGCAACGAGGCAATCGTAAAACTCGGCACGCAGAAGACGTTGGAAGCCAGTGGCGCGGCTATCGCCAACAACACCTTAGCGCAGGCCGATGATGCAAGTTACAGCATCGCCACCGATGGCGCTTACTACCCGGATGCATGTTTTGTGCTGACCGGTACATTTAGCGTTGCTCCTACAGAGAACGCCACGCTGGCCCTGTACGCACGTCCATTGAACATCGACGGCACTACAGATGCCGACGCGCCCGAAACCACGCGCCCGACGCAGTTTATCGGCACGTTTGTCGTCAATAACGTGACCACCGCCCAGTCGCTAGTGTGCAACGCGCAAGATGTACCGTGGGAAGCCGACTACTACATCCACAACAATGGTACCGGCCAGACGCTGAGCGCCGGTTGGAAGCTGCTCGTTACCCCCTGCACTATTGGTCCGGCTGCTTAAATGGCTAATCTGGTGATTTCGCGCAGGGAGATTTGGACACAGCCACCGATGGATGTTGTACGGGTTAGCGAACGGTTTGCCTCCAGGCTGAAATTCGCCCTTATTCCTAGCGTCGGATTAGTCAATCTAGCGGAGTTGGACACAAGCATCCAATCCGCCGGCATGGATAAGCTAGTCGGCAAAAGCGGAGTTGCCTATCTAGGTGGCAAACGATCTGAATTTAAAGCAACGCTGCCCAATGCCAACGGATTGACGCTTGTATCGGTGTGGCGATCTAGACCGACGAGCAACTATCTATCCGGAGATGCGAGCCGTATATTACTGTCAAACCGTACCGCAGCTAACGCGGGCTGGGCTTGGGGCCGGGTGTCGGCGGTTGGTGGTGGGGCAAACGGCAATTTAACGGCGCAAACATTCACGATTAATGGGGTGGCTCAATACAACGAGCCAACATACACAATTGAAAGCAATATTGATACACCCGTTGCGGTTCGCTACAGCAAAGCCACGGGCAAAATTAGCTGGTTTCGATTCGGCGTAAAGTACTCCGTTGATACCACTGCAACAACATCCCCGACGGTGGGTGGTAATGTTGTTTTCGGTGCATCGGGACCGTACTCGGCGAATGGATTGCCTTGGCTAGACGTTGCCAGTGTTGTCCTCGGATTTGTCGGCGAGCTTTCCGATTCGGAAATCTATGATTTAACCAAAGACGTTAAATCCGTATGGGGTGCGTTTGAACCTCGCGAAACTCGCTTATTTGTACCTGTATCTTCTATAGGAGGTTCTTATACACTAACAGCACAAGCTGGAATTTATAGTTTAACTGGTCAACCAGCACAGCTTCTTAAATCTAAACTTCTTACTTCTTCTGGAGGTACTTATCAGCATGTAGGAGCAGATGCTTCTCTATATCGCTCAAAGCAGCTTTCGCTTTCTGGGGGTTCTTATTCTACTTCAGGTACTTCTGCAGACATTACTTTTACAGGATTGTCTGCTAATTACCAGCTGACTGCACAAGGCGGGTCATATAGCTTAGCAGGAAGCTCTGCTGATATTACCTATACAGCACTTAGTCCTTCCTATATCTTGACTGCACAGGGGGGAACTTATAACTTATCTGGAAACAGTGCTGAGATAAAAAAGAGTAAGAGACTTGTTGCTTCTGGTGGATCTTATCTTTATGCTGGACAGCAGGTAAATATAACAGCAGGTCCTGCAGTAGTGAGCACATTAGTTAAATATATAAATGTTCTTACTGGTGAAATCTTATTACTACAACCTTTTTAAAGGATTTCTATGAAAAAGAATCATTTTATATCTGGTGAGTTTAATCTTACATGTGATGTATGCTCTAAGAAAATTAAAGCACATGAAGCAAAACAGCGTTGGGATGGTTTTATTGTATGCACAGATGATTATGAAGTGCGCCATCCACAAGACTTTGTTAGAGCTAGACAAGATAAAATAACCATTCCATTCCAACGGCCTATTCCAGAATTAATCTTTACTAATGTTACATATGGTAATATGTATATTGATATTGGTTGGGTAGCTAGTGGATACTTTGAAGGAACTGAAATATGAGTACTATAGTAACCCGCGCAGGAAAAGGCTCAGCACTGTCTTGGGTAGAAGCAGATGCAAATTTCACTAATTTAAACACTGATAAATTAGAAGTAGCAACTGCGGCATCTACGTATGCAACTCAAGCATCAATATCTACGTATGCAACTCAAGCATCAATTATCAATATGGTAGAAACTACAGATATTGGCGTATCTGTTCAAGCCTATTCAGCTAATCTGTCTGAGTATGCTGCGGTTAATCCTACAACTGCTGGTCTAGCACTACTTGATGATGTTGATGCTTCCGCGCAGAGAACTACTCTAGGTGCTCAAGCAACATTAGTCTCTGGTACAAATATTAAAACTATTAATGGAACTTCTGTCTTAGGCAGTGGTGATTTGGCTGTGGCCGTACTGTCTTTAGGCGTAGGTCAGACTTGGCAGAATATGACTGGATTGGGTGGGCGCGCATTAGGCGCTACCATTACAAACACCACGGGTCGTCCTATTCAAGTATCAGTGCGGTGTGGGAGCAGCGCAAACTCTTCAAACCAAGTCGGCTTAACTATTGACTCTATTTTAG